GCTTCTCAAGCATTGAAAAAATGTCTTGTGAAAAGTGTTGCGTAAGACCGATACTGATATCCACCTTTGTCCAATACGCACCACCTACCAGTCGTATGAACTTGGCTTCTATTTGGCGAACCCTTTCCCTAGTCAAGGCAAAGGGCTTCCCTGCTTCCTGCATGGTCGCACCATCCTTTAGGCAATTCACAATAGACCAATACTTATCCCTGTTATTGCCATGAACCCTTGCAAACAACTTATTGAATAATTCTCTGTCGGGAAAATCAACCATCAGGAAAGGGGTTTCCCCCCTACCTCTGATAGGCACTTTACCCTTTGACTGTTTTAGATTCATTTACTTGTCTTTCAAATTCTTCCAACTGGACTAATAGGCTATTCATTCGGTCATTCCACAACTGGGAATCCACAGACTGAGGCCATTGGATTAGGTGTTTTTTAGCAATATCAACGGAAGATTCATTCGTCATTAAGTTTGTCCTTCTCAACGACTACATCACCATGTTGGTTAATAAAGTAAGGCGTTCCTGTTTCAGTGGCTTTGATCCATTCCCGATACTGGGCTTTCTGATTCATCTCCATCCACTTCTGAGCATCTTTATCGGCTTGGTTCATTCTTCTGTCTCCTCTTCTTCCACTTCATCACTGTATTTCTCTTCCCAATAATCAGCAAATTGCTCAATTGCTCTACTGGTATAGTCAGGAATATAACAACTAACATCATTGACTGTGTCATCTTCCCAAGTTAATTCAAGTTTCCATGATTTAATTTTCATACTTTCTCCACAATTTTGAACTCGTCTCTCGCATAAGGGCTTTCGATATTCCCATTGGCATACTCTTCTTCCTCATCTGCCAAAAAAGAGTCTAATTCGTTAATTGCATCTTCAAAAGAATCATATACAGTAGGCTCGCCAGTCTCGCCATCAGACCATGTATTGATCCACCCATCACATAGCGTGTAGTGTTGAACTTCAAACTTTGACATCTTGTTCCTCCTCATCATCCTCAAAAAACTCATAAGAATCGGCAATACCCATCTCAGAATCCAACTCAGCAGGAATGTTCTCCCGAACCCATACGCTAGTCTTTACCCCTTCAGGTGGCTCAATGTTGTAGAAGTCTTCATCCCCATCTTCCCATGTTCCACAAAAGGCACAACCACCCTCGTAGTAGTGGGCTTTAATCTCGTAGCCCTGCTCCCATAAGGTTGCATAAAAGTCAGTTGGTGGCGACCATGCAGTAGAGAATGATGACCTGATAGATTTGCCATGCTCGTTCTCTTGAATGTCAAGATAGCTTTCATCACAAACAATCTCCCACTTTGTTCCCCAGTTTTGCAATCTCCAATCCCACCATGCTTGGTCAGGCTCAACGAACTCAGTCTTTGCCTCTCCAGTAGCCATGTTCATAGGGAATGTAGGCTTTACCTTTACTTGTGTGTAGTCAGGTTCAGGCACAAGTGTTCCAAAGAACTTATTGTTTTTCCATCCCTCAATGGCTTTGTCCACCATCTTAGGGTCTTTGTGTGTCATGTAAAGCGTGTTGTCGCACCAATTAGGCATTTTGTTCTCCTAGCAATTCGTTAGTAATGCGGTTAAAAAACTCTTTGTCGATATCTTCTTTCATGCGGATACTGGTAACGACTGCATCATCCAGCCCACCATCATCTGCCTGTTCACCCTCAAAGAATCGTGATTCAGCAATATGCAGGGCTTCTTCCCTGCTCTTGGCTACTACTTCAAAATCATGAGCCCAGTATTGGGTTTCATTTATACGAACTGTATATTTCATGGCTTTCTCCTTACCAACTGGCTTGATAGTGGAATGAATACTCGTCAGGTAATGACAAAACTCGGTCAAGACCCTCAACAGTGTCTTTCAAATCTCCGTAATACCATTCGTCTTTATCAGTGCATCCAAAGAAGAATCCTTCCGTAGGGTCTAAGTCAGCATCCCTTTCGGCATCAGGATGCTCAAGGATGTCTTTGCACAAGTCTCGCAAGGTTTCCAACTGCTCCCTATCCACCTCATACTCTTTGCAGTTATTCTCCCCATCTTGGCAATTCTCCACAAACCACCTATGAATAGCGTTTGCCTTTCGCCAATACATAGCATCTATGCTTATCTCTTTCACGACCAAACTCGAACCATTAAATCGTTTTTTAAAATCAGGCACAACTCCAATGGCTTTGTTAATCTGATCAGACAATGCTTTGTCTTTGTCAGACCATAAATAGCGTTTCGCTGATAAATACATATCTAATCCCATAACATTCTCCTAGCAGAGTTAAATGATTACCAAAATGGCAATCCCTATGCCCATCAGGGCATGAGGATTACAGCACTTATCGCATTACAGGCAAACAACTTTGCTTTTCATCAGAAGTGAACAATGCTCCTCCACCATTCCCCTCATCATCACGACTAGGGAAGAACCACAGCCCATCTTGGGTTTGGAAAGCAACAGACCTTTCATCCCAACCCATGTTTTCTGCTTCATCTGCGGTCAGGTAACGAACATTCACAATGCGTTTATGGAGCAATAGTTTTTTTGCTTCGTCTAACCAGTATTTGTCAAAATCTTTCATGCTATCTCCTCTATGTTGGTAATTACAAATCCATCACTTACAATCGTTCCCACTTCTAATGGCAAACCATCCATGTAAAAGAAAATGGATTCATCTTCTGCATCTTCTTCCTCATCCCATGAACCGAGGGCAATTACTACATCCAAAATTCGCACCTTACTAACAGTGTCATCATCAGGTAGCCAAAAACCAGTGCAGTATTTAGTTTGATATTTCATAAGTCCCCCAAGTAAATTGCATAACCCACAATGTAGGCGGTGTAAACAAGTGATACAACAAGCAGGGCAGTAAATACCCATTCAAAGTCTTTAAACATGGCATCCTCCCACAATTTCAAAAGTGCGAGTCTTCCCAGTAAATTGTGTTCCTGTCCATCCCATAATTTTCTCCTAGCAGAGTTTGTCAAAGACCCATTACTGGGTTTCGCCCATAAGGGCTCATCAGTTTGACTAATAATCGTCTTGTTCCTCCCATAGGCAGGGATCAACTAAGCGTTGCCCATATGCGTTATACAACTGCCCACAGTTACAGGCAACATCTTCGCCTGAACTGGAGCAGACCATACGACCACATTGGCACTTCCATTCCCTCATCAGGATTCGACCAGTCTCTTTATCCTCAATAATTCTCATTCGAAGTCCTTTGGCACGATCACATCAAACTTACGCAACAGGTCAATGGCTTTGTCAGACAAGCACATCACTCCGTCATAATCAGACAAAGTGCGGATGCCGAACTGGTCAATGGTGAACCACAGACCAATATGCTCAAAACCCACATCCTCGATATCCCATTCAATGAACCCAGTAGCGTCATCATGGAAGAACAACTCCATAGTGGATTCGTGAGTCCCGATATCCCTTTCCCCCCAACTGCCCTCCATAATTAGAGGAGCAGAGAACTTCATAACACCGATTGAATAAGTAGTCATACCTTTTCCTCCACCCAAACAGTCATTTGCCCATGCTCGCATACATAGCCCTTTTTGCGAGTCAAACCATTAAAAGTAATGAATGAATCAATCCATTCATGACATTCTTCCCATGACTGGCATTGGTGTTGTCCTAGTCTCTTAGCTTCAGTATTGGCAACAACGGCTATCATCATGATCAATACTCCGAAGTAAGCATCAAAACATCATCAGTCAGGAAGAACTCATACAGACCTTGTGGGCAGTCTGTATACTCAATTTTCTTAGTCTTGAGAGTTTTTAAATCTCCATTTTCAACAGTAATTTGAGCAGTCCAATTTATTACAGTCATTTTGATTGACAAGAATGGCTCTTTCTTGGTCAGGGGATAAACCTCGGTGGCGATAATATCCAAGAACCAAAATGCACCTGCCTGTTCTGCAAAGTATTGCACCCCATCCGTATGCTTGAGATTTGGGCTAAACAAACAAGTCTTATAGTAATTCTCAGTCCCGTAAAACTGGCTTAAATCAAATTTAGAATCTTTCATATCAACTCCTAGCAGGTGGTTAGTTTCTGAATCATCAGGTGATGACAATTTCATTGTCAAGCATAATTTAATTGACTGTCAAGCATTTATTTAATTATTTTATGGGCTATATAGAATGGGGCTCTCAGGGTGATTGATATAGCTGATAAAGGGCTTGCTTGTGAATCAGGGCTCACAAAAACATAAAGCAGGGCTCTCTAGCTCGCTTACTGGAAGTTAAAAGCGGGCAGTTAATAGCGAAGCGGAACAGACCAGTATCATCTTTACCTATATGAGAGAACACATCTCTAACAAGTGTTAGACACTCATTGTCCTATTGCGTATTTAATAGAACTGTCCTAGTATTACCTTGTTTACAGAATCTTAAAAGATACCCATGAAAAAACTAACTAGGAAGCAGATAGTAGAAGGCTTCGAGAGTATTCCAATAGATACGCTATTACTAGGTGTATCAAGCACCAGTAAGACCAAACTTACCCACAAACAAAGAGAGTTTGCAAGGGAAGTAGCTATGGGCGAGACTAAGGCAGGAGCATACAGAAAGGCTTATAAGAGTAAGGCTAAACCAAAGGTAGCGAGTCAGAATGGAAGAACACTTGTAAAGAATAGTGCAATCCAAGTGCAAATAGATGCGTTCAAGGTGGCTATTGAGGCTCAGAAATATACTACACCTGCCCATTTAAGGGCTCTAGCCATCCATAAGATCACAGAAAAGGCTCTTGATCCTAATTGTCCCCCTGCTCAACAGTTAAAGGCTTTGGAGTTACTGGGCAAGATAACAGAGGTATCACTATTCACGCATAGGATAGAGACAGTTAAGACTGTATCCAGTAGCGACATGAGAGATAAGCTAATGGAATCTATCAAGATGGCAATATCCAATAGCCAAGCAATAGATGTAGAGGCTCATAGTGCGGATGATCTACTGGCAGAGATCGCTAGAGGCAAAGACTATGTAGATGATGTAGTCTATTCTGAACTTGCTAACCATGATGATGTAGTAATAGAGGATGATGTAGTAATAAAAGAGAACATCACCAGTAGTGATAAGGATTTATTAGAGGTGGTAGAGGGCTTCGTAAGCGGGGATTCTCAGACCCTACACACCCCCGACCCCCAATTTTCGGCTTTGCCAACATCACCAGACTTACATAGTATTCCCAACATTCAATCTCCTGTTAAATCGTGTCTAACACCTGTTAGAGACGAAATTTCTTCAGAATCAATAACTTGCGAGTCAAGTAATAAAAACCCTAATACAAGAACACCCCCCGTCAATGTTTCAAATACAAAGGGTGGGGGGGTATAAAAAATTTTTAACGGTGATATACGCAAAGAGCGTTGTGAAAAAGTAATGAACATGGCGAGTCAGTTAACACTGGCAGAGATGAAGGCGATTATTCGGGCTTTAACGCACTTGCACGATAGTATTGTCATAAAGAATGATCCACGATGGTCAGATTGCGGAAAATGAGAAATATTTACGAGATACAGAAGGACATTGCCAAGGCAAGTCAGATGTTAAATAACCTTATCCTAGAAAAAAACCTCACTTTGCAAGTGATGCGGGGTTTAGAGGAGAGTTCTAAGCTATTGGCAGAACAAGTAATAGAGAAGATGAAGATTAGTGATGAATGACTTAAAGAACTTGATTCAAAAATTCATTAAGTCCCAACAAAAAAGTTGTTAGGAAATGGCAAAACGTGAAACCCGTGGAAGGAAAAAGGTAAAAATAGTGACTCCTGCTCAAAAAGAAATTTTTCTCGTTATAGACGAGTATTGGAAAAACTTTGGCTTTGCACCTTCTATAGATGACATTATGAGAATCACAGGAGATAAGGGCAGGGGTAACGTATCCAGAAAAATGACCCGCCTCATCGAACTTGGCATGTGTGTAGGGATCAAAGGAAAGTCTAGGACTATTCGTCCAAAAGGCATCAGATCACGGGATATTAATTGAAGGATATTAAGAATATAGAAGAGTTGATTGCGCTTTTGCCAGAAGGCGATAGGGAAAATATCGAACTATTAGCCCAAGGATTACAGGATGCCCTTCTCAGGGAAAGCGGTCAAAAACACTTCATGAGCTTTGTTAAAGCCATGTGGCCTAACTTTATCTTAGGTCGACATCATGCTTTGATGGCAAAAAAATTCGAGGAGATTGCTAGTGGAAAAACCAAACGTCTTATTATTAATATGCCACCTCGACACACAAAGTCGGAATTTGCCAGTTACTTACTCCCCGCCTGGTATCTTGGCAAATTTCCAAACCGAAAGATTATTCAATGTTCCAATACCGCTGAACTTGCCGTGGGATTTGGTCGTAAAGTACGTAACTTAGTAGATGGAGAGGTCTATTCCAAAATATTCCCAAATGTCGCTTTGCGTTCTGACTCTAAGGCTGCTGGTCGTTGGGCTACTAATGCCAATGGTGATTACTTTGCTATTGGTGTTGGCGGTACTGTTACGGGTAAAGGTGCGGATCTGCTCATTATTGACGATCCTCACTCAGAGCAAGAAGCTGCCATAGCATCCTCTAATCCAGAAGTCTACGATAAAGTCTTTGAATGGTACGAATCTGGCCCACGCCAGCGTCTTCAACCTGGAGGATCAATCGTCATCGTGATGACCCGCTGGGCAAAACGAGATTTAACGGGCAGAGTCTGTCAGTCTATGGTCGACAAAGACGGTGATGAATGGGAGATTATTAGCCTTCCAGCCATCATGCCAAACGAAAAACCACTATGGCCTGAGTTTTGGTCATTAGAAGAACTGGTTAAACTG